CCAGTTCCCTTAGCTGCACCTCGTCCAGCTAAATCTGCCTGTGTTTGTAAACCAGCAAGCTGAGCAATCTTTTCAGCTTCCGGGTTCATGAAATCATCAACTGACTTGTCATAACTAAACTTATCAAAGTCATATACTTCAGGTTGATAGTTACTAATCAAGTCTTTATATTGCTGAACCATACTATCATCTGCAAGTCTAATTCTACCCCTGTCATAGTCTTGCAAAATATTCTGCATTTCTTCAAAACTAAGGTTAGACTGATCGAGCGCCTTTTCTAAAGCCGCACGTTTTTGTCTTTGTAATTCTTCTTGTGCGTCACGATTTTGTTCGCCTTCATAAAGAGTTACACCAGCACCAATAATATCGCCAAGCAAATCAAATGCACCTGCTGCCATATTTTATTCTCCTCTATTTCAAAATAGATATATACACATCTGTTCCGATTTCCTTCCAGTCATAATGTGCACATTTACAATTTTTATCTAAAATTTCTGTGTTTTTAGCAATACCTATTACGATAGTGCCGCAATAAGCAAAAGAACAATCCTTTAGAATATCCTTTCCCCAATAACCTCTGATAGCCTCAGCTATTTCATCATGTGTAGAATTCAAAGACAATATTTCCATATATTCTCCTTAGAATGTGCAGCTTTCGCCTTCTATCTTCAAAGCATACAAAGCAAAAGGAATATTATCAGAACAGCTAAGTTCAAGAATAAAGGTTTTTGCCATACCGAAATCGTAAAATACACAATCAAAATCGTAATCACCGATTTTACCTATTTCAACAACTTCAGAATCAGACCATGTAGAACCATCAGTAGAAAATCTCATCATCATCTTAGCGGGTTCTTCAGGTAAATATTCATATTGACCGTTATTGGTAAGAATTTCAATAGAATCAATAAAGAATGTAGAATAATCTGAAACGATTACTCCACCTCGTCTCAATCTAAGAATTGCCATACCGTCATGTTCTGACCAGTAATCTTCAACCTGTTTTGCAATACCGCTTTCAAATGACTGCCAAATTTCACCGTCTGCATTCATTGTAGCAAAATTATATCGCCATACCTTCTTTTCATTAGCATTGTTCAAAGAACAACGATTAGACCATGACTGTTCTGTAAGGTCATAACAATATGTAACATCAGCTGAAGGAAAACTAATACAATAGAAGACATGTTGATTATCCTGCCAAATCTGAGCAGTAGCGTCTTTTACAGTTTTGAATTTTGAAATTTCACGTTCAATTTCTGGCGTAGAAACACGAGTTGCATTAGTTCCACCTTGTAATACATACACACCATTATTACCAATATCAGAAGAACCAAGCCATACAACAGTAGAACCTAATTGACAAAGTGAGTTGACTGCTTTCAAACCAATAGGGTAAGCTGCAGTATCAGGTGAGTTGAACGGTGCATTCAAATCAGCAGTATATTGAAACATCTGATAGCTTCGATCACCAAATGTATAAAGACGTGAACCGTTTGCAACAAGTGCAATTGTATTATCCGGCGCCCAATAAGCCTGTAAGCTTTGACCACCGTAATTCCAAGTACCATTGTTTACTTGCCAAATATTTTTATCAAGAGTTGGTCTTTCTTCTGTAATTTCAAAAGGAAACTGATATGAAATATAAAAATTGTCACTATTTTTATCGTTTATAACAAGATATCCGTAAAGATAAGCAATATGGGTAGGTTGAATGGTAACACCATGTTCAAAATCAGTAAAAGGTAACTGAATAACAGAAAAATCTTCTCTTTGGTTAGCTGGTAATATTTGTGTATCAACAGCATAACAGAACTGACCGTCAACAATAACTAAATGTGAATGTGATTCAGCAAGACCGTTTGCTGCGCTTCTATTACCAGTTTCAGCAAAATGAACCGGGTTAGAACCAGGTGTAATATCTGCAATCTTATACGGTTGATTAGAATCAGCTGTAATAAGATATAATGAATTTCCAAAGACTGCATAAGTAACCGGTTTTCCTTTATAGCCGTTTGAAACTGTAAAAAGACCACGACAATCACCTGAAATATCACATACCTTATTATATCCCTTTATAGGTCTCAATACTTTTGAAACATAATTCTCGTTCGCATTAGTAGTTTCCTCGAACATGTTCAAAGTAAAAGACTGTCCAAGCTTAGCAAGGTCAGACTTAGCTGTAGAACCAACAATATTTGTGATTATTCTTTTACTCATGTATTACCACATATTTGAAATAAAGCCGCCTGATCTAAGCATTGACTTATATGAACCACCAGGAATGTTTCCGCCGCGTGTAATAATCTTCAAAGAAGCGTTATTAGACTTCATAGAATTTTCAAGGTTGTCAAAATCTGCTTTCAAAGCTAAAAGTTTTTCCTGTCCTGCACGTGGATATTTTATCGCATACTTATAAGCAACCGCACGTGTAAGCAATTCAATATAAGGGGTTGGCAACGAAATAACATCGTTATCCACAAATTTCATCTCGACATTGTAAATCAACTTGCACTGCGGGTTGTTGACAAGAAAACGTGGTTTGAAATAAAGCTTATATTGATTAGGTCCGATAGGTTGCCAAGAAACGATATAATCAGAATATGAAGAACTATAGAAGTTATTGTAAGCAATAAATTCCATTGGTACCCAGTCAATCTGTCCATTATACTTATAAAGAACCTTTTTAGGAATCTGAATAGAAGGTGCTATAACAGAAGCATCAACTCCATCACCTACTATTACATTTTCTGTAGTGGGTAAAAAATCAACCTCATTTTGATAAGCATCCATATAGTCTTTTGACGATAAATCCTGTAATACACCGTCAAATAGCTGAAGACCTGAAATGTAAAGGTCATCAGGTAAAACTTTCTTTCGCGGGTTGATATTAGCCCTTGAAGCAGCTTCTGTCAATAAATCTCGAACCGTAACTGACATTTATATTCTCCTCTATAAAAATTAGTCGTAATCGACATTCTCGTTTACGACCTTATGACCGCAATCTAGACAATAATCATTATACATTTCTTCCAAATTTGTATCTAAATCGCGGCGTTTATTCAATCTTTCTAATACATGTATCATTGACGTATAACAAATTCTAAAAGCATAACTATATGCAGTAGAACCCTTCGTTCTGTCAAAAAACTTAGTCAAACCATCTAAAAGTCCGCAATAAGCCTCTGTTCTACATTCTTCTCTAATTTCAGGGTCCTGATGTTTGAAATGGTGATTATTCAGAACTATTTGAACCAAAGACATAATCAGATATCCATAAAGATTATATTCACGTTCTGACAACCTAGTACCCAGGTTAGAATCCTTTTCGTTATCCTGAATTCGTTCAATTAGGTCTTGAAAAACCGGATTATAGCATTTTGGCGCGCCTTTATCATCTCTAAACATGTTATTTGACAATGTATATCCCTGATTAGCAATCTGCTGCATATATTGTGTGTATTTCATTATAAAGCCTCCATAATTATATATATAGTAAACATCTGACAATATTATTTGTCTTTATAATGTATTTCACATAATCTAATGTTTTCAAGGAATCTATAAGGATTCCGTTTTTATTTAGTTTTCCAACTAGAATGCAGCCTTGTGTATCTTTCAACGTATTTCCTTGATGAATTCTGAAACCTCTAGAAGCTGGAAAATTGTCATTGTAAATCAACGGTAAATCTGTCTTGAACTTAGGTGAGTAGTTTATTTCAATATTATAAAAACCGGTAGTAAGTATACCAGGGTTTATACAATCACATAGTTTTATACCGTTTAGATATAACTCGTCTTTTATTATTAGTAACGTATCGTTCATTATAACCTCAAGGTAAACAAATTTTTTTCAAATGATATATGTATATCTATTCTATATTATATCATTAGCAAAAAATATGTTTACCTCTAAAAACTGACAAATTTCATAGCAATCTTTAGACTTTCTTCAGGTGATATAACCTGTTCTGTCTGTAAATCATACAATGACAAAACCATAGCATCCGTAGTATCAGGTGAATGACCTAATAAAGCCTTTATATCAGTCTTTGGTGCAAGTTGTGTTTTACCTGCATTGTTTATTGAATAACTCATGTAGCTAAGTTCTTCCTTTATAGTATCGTCATCTATATAGAAACCATTTCTAATCTTTTCCATTGCTTCCATATACATTTCAGTTCTTGTATTGACATATTTGTCAGGTTGTTTAGCTTTAGCACCAAAATTTACAGGGTTTACTATTATCTTATTATTCAGCTTCAATGTATCAGTCAAGCCCATTCCATATCCACCAGTATTATCCAAATTTACTACTTTTACATCCCATTTTCTAATAAGTTCTTCAGCAATAGAATTCAGTTTCCATGTATCAGCAACCTGAATTTTCTGTATATCAAGAATTCCAGAATTATCAGAAACTACAAACACATTATTGTCAGCACCGAAACCTGCAAGGTCTACTCCCATCTTCCTTGTTCCAGCATTTGGTTTTCTATATACAGGAAACTCTGTTTTACTAATAATACCGAACTCAATCTCGTCGTCAAGAATAACTCCAAGCATTTCCTGTTGAAAAGCACCAGGATCCTTTATAGCTTTGCGTTGTAGTTCTTTTTC